TTGATCCCGTTGGAGTTATATTAGCTGTTCCTGTGACAGAAGATACACTTCCCACAGAAGAGGTCATAGAAGACCCAGTGACTGTGAAATATAAACTAGTATTACTACCAGCAAATGGATCCTCAGCAAATGCTACTTCACCAAAAGACGTGTCATTATCTTCTGGGCCAGGATAGACTGTAAGAGCTCCTGCGCTAAAGGCACCTGCAGATCCAGTAGGAACTATTGTGGTAGTTGATAATTGGGTAATACTCCCAATAGAAAATGTTAAACTATTGCCACTTGGTAAAGTATAATCAGATAAATCGTTTCCCGAAAAGGCAAAATGAGCGAATGAAGATGTGCCATAACCAAATGATTGTATGTTCGTTGCCATTAATGAGGAATCCTTGCTGTTCTATTTATTGACATTTTAGCATATTTGATATATATAGCAAGAAATCATATAATAGGGGAACAGACTATTTTTCTATATATGCTAGAGATATGATCAAGATTTTTGATAATGTATTAGAGGAGCAGTATTTAGGCTTACTTAACTTTGGTCTTAACTTTTTTTCGTGGCAAATACACTGGTCTGGTAATACGTCTGAACCTCCCTTTTTCAATACTCCTGTGCAAAATCAAATGGAATATACTTATTTATTTGACATTTTTAAAAAAAAAATAGGGCTTAATTTAGCTATTGGATTTTCTGATTTACCAGTTCCTTACATTAATTTATATCCTTATGGAAGTGCCGGAGGATGGCATATTGATGACGGAAAGGAAGAGGAAAAACCCTCTAAAGTTAATCTAACTATTTTATTTTTTCCCCAACAGTGGAAGAAAAAATACAAAGGAGAACTCCTTTTTAAAACAGGGAGAAAAATTGAATATAAAAAAAATAGATTAATTGCTTTTTCAGCAAATCTAGCTCATAGATCTGAGACTCATTTTAATCCTTATAATAGATATACTATAGCCTATAAAACTAGAGTTATAAAATCTTTGATCCCGCACCCAGGAGCATCAACATGATAGTAGCTCCTATTGTTCAACAAGTTTTATTTCAAGAAAAACTATGGTCTTTTAAAATGCCAGATCACGAGCATTGGAAAAAACAAATTGAACAAATTTTATTAATAGAAAATAATAAAGATATACACAAATATATCACTACACCACCGGAGGAATGTAACATAAAAGCTTTCAGGACAAGTTGGGATTCTCATAAAAAATATCCGGCCATAGCTAAAATTTGTAATATTATTAAAGATGTTTTTTTAAAAGAAATAGTAAAGATGGAAAAATATTTAATGCCTCATTTACAAACAACTGACTCTTGGATTAATTCATATAAAAAAAATAATTACGCAGTGCCTCATGTTCATTATCCGCATACTTTATCCACTGTTTATTTTGTAAAAGTTCCTAAAGACAGTTGTAAATTCTTAGTCTATAATTCTAATAACTGGAGAATAAAAAGCGACCTCGATGAAAATAAAGAGGAGCTGTCCATAAATGCACCCGAAGGAAATGTAATAGTATTTAAAGGACAATTACTCCATTCAGTAACTCCAAATCTATCTGATAAACAAAGAATTACTATGGCAGCAAATTACCACCCAACTTATGATGAAAAGCGAGAAGAAACATATGGATAGTATTTTTATGCAGGATGATTTTTTTGATAAAAAAAACTTTTTATCTATAAAAAATGAAATGATATCAGTATCCTATAACGCCCCTTCGGCTGAAAAAATAAAACAGCTCAATGGAACATATTGGCACCAGCACGACTTACCCCATAAATGTTACGTTCAAAAATTAATATCTAAAAATATTTATAAATATTTTAATAAAAGTGTTAATACTGAAACGAAAGAAGAGGGGAAAAAATTCGTGACTATGTATACTATGTCAAACGCCACCGATCGACCAAGACCTCATATTGATTTAAATGTAGGAGAATATAA